CATTGTAGCAAAGCTTAATGCACCTGAAGGAACTGATGTAAAAGCAATAGTTTTGAAGACACAAGGCGGTTTAAGACGTGTTTATACTGAAATAGAAAAATTAAGAACAATTTAAAATTAAGTGAGATGAAAATATTTGAAATGGAAATGGAGAATGCTTTAAAGGGTATTTACGCAGAAGTAAAGCATACTAATAAGATATTAGAGACAAGTCAGGAAAAGTTTGCTGAGCAAAGAAATTCAATGAAAAAGAAATCTACACACACGTTGATTAATTACGAGCAACGCAAGTATGAAGTGATGAAAGATGTTTTTACGAACACTATTGTAAGAATGCTAGTAAAAACCGATGAGGTTGCAGACATGTTTATTGAGAGGGCTTTGGTTTTCAGCGAAAAGGCTGCAGACATGTTTATTGAACGATTAAAAGCTGGAGGTGAAAAAAGATGACAAAGCAAATAAGAGCGTATAACCCTCGTGAAGTTTCACAGAAGAAATATGAAGTTATCAAATGGGATGGGCAATGGAGAGAATCATTCGGACGTCCAGCAATGAATGAAACTTGGTTTATCTCTGGAGCATCTGCACAAGGTAAAAGTTCTTTTGTGATGCAATTAGCAAAAAAGCTTTGTGAATATGGAAAGACACTCTATGTAAGTGCAGAAGAAGGTATAAGGCAGTCTTTTCAACGAAGACTTGAGATGTTTGAGATGAACTCTGTTGGACGAAAATTAAGTATCATAGAAGACCCTGATATAAACCTATTGAAAGAAAGATTATCTAAGCCTAAAAGTCCTCGATTTGTTATTATAGATAGCTTTCAGATGGCAAACTGGACCTATCAAGATGCAATGGAACTAATAGAAAAATTCAATAAGAAAAGCTTTATTTTCATTTCGCAAGAATACAAAAGCCGTCCGATGGGAGCAGATGCCGTTCGATTGAGATATGCTGCAGGCGTGATAATTAGAGTATCTGGCTTTATGGCACTTTGTTCTGGTCGTGAAAAAGAAACTGCAGGCGGTGGTGGTTTTGTTGTTTGGGACGAAGGAGCTATAAGATATGGAAATAAAATCGCAGTTGAAAAGAAAAACGATATAGACAATGAAGAATAAAGAACAACCAAAGCCTTTGCTATTTAGATTTAAAGCAACTATAAGCGTTAGGACAAATGGTAAAACTTTTAAAAAAAGTAGAACCATGGGAGTAATTAATGAAGATGGAGGTAAACAACTACAAAAAGAAGTGATAGAAACCTTTAGGCGTATTTGTAAAGAAAATCTGAGAACCAACAAAGAATTAAGGAAAAGTTTGAATATCCAAGAAAATTCCAAAGTTCGTGTATATATATCAGTAAAAACTTTAGAGTGTGATGAAATATTCGAAATTTAAAAGGAAACAATAACGATGAGTAAAGTAAGTGCAATAATTAATTTAACAACACCAAGTTTTCCTGGAAATTATAATCCAATAAGCACTGCAGGTTTTGTACGATTGAACCAAGATTGCAAGACAGTTGCAAAAGAACAAGTTGTAAGTGAAAATCACGTCTGCAATAAATGCCAGGGCAATGGATATTTTTGGTCTCACAACTCATATAATGAGCCAGTGAAAGAGCCTTGTTTTATGTGTGGAGGGACTGGAGTTCTGGATGCAGTAGTGACAATTGAATGGAAGCAACAAAATACAAATAAATAATAAGTAAAGATGAAAAATATTTTAACGAACATTGCAAGTTGGTTTAGAACTACTTGCGAAAATGGAAAAAAGACAAGAAGAATTGAACTTGAGAATAGAGTTTGCAACGATGCAAAAGTGGCAATTCAAATAACGGAATACAATGGTACTTTGTACGTTTGCCACAACGAGTTGCCTTTGATTCCTATTGAGAGTTTAAAAAATAGCGTGAATGACACTTTAACTGTTGCACGTCAAGTTTATGTAGACTACAAATTATCGCAATATGAAAGGTAAATTTTATTTTGAAACAAGGTGTGGAAAGAAGCACCCAAAGTGGATAAAGCTACTTGAGCAATATTTTCGCTTTATCACTTCTAAAAGCAATGAAAGCTTTACCTGGATTACTCTTTGCGCTGAAATGAACGAGGAACTTCTTGCAATAAAAAAGCGAACAGTTCTGAATGAAAAAACCAATCTCACTGCAGAGATTTGCGAAGATAAGGATGAGTACTCCATCGAGATTAAAAGAAATCAAGTGACAATGGCTGTAATTAGATTTAGAGAGAACTAGAGAGAATGAAAAAGATAAATAATTACAAGTATTTCTACTTTCTTCTTCGCTATATCTATACGGACAAAGAAGAGCAAGAAGAATATAAAAGAGCTCTTATTTCACGCATCACAGATGGAAGAACAACAAGCTTAAGAGAGATTGATGATCGAGAATATTTCACTCTGATAAATCAACTTGAGGACATTGTAGGAATAAAAGATAAGATTAGGAAAGAGAGAAGCGCAACATTAAAGCTCTTGCAAAAAGAGTTCAATGTTGACACAACAAACTGGAATAAAGTTGATGCAATTTGCCTTTCGAAAAGAATTGCTGGAAAGCCCTTCAGATTTTTAAATATAATGGAGCATGCAGCCGTAAGGCAAAAGTTATATAGCATTCTTTCAAAGGGTGGTTTTAAAGCCAGAAAGAAAGACATCTTACAAGAACTTCAAATTGTGATCATCAGAGAGAACGCAAATAAAAAGAACAATATTAACAACCAAACCAAGTATAATTAAATGGAAAATAAATCAATGTTAGCAGGATTATCTGCAGAGGAAAAGAAGCAACTACTAAAAGAGTTGCAGAATGAAGAAAAGCAAGAACGTGTAGGAAAGCGCAACGCTTACGAAGCATTAAGAAAAGAACTACTTCTACAAGTTGAATCAAAGCTATTAGCAGTCGCAACAGATGTAGCTCTGTTTAAGGATTGGTTAAATAAGGAGTGCGAATCATTTAAGGAAGTGATGAGCGAGTACGGACAACTTCGTAAGAGTGAGCAGCGCAACTTTACACTTGTGAATGGCTCTTTCAAATTGGAAGTTTCTTCGAATAGTGTAAAAGGCTTTGATGAGCGTGCAAATATCGCAGCAGAAAGACTTGTGAAATACCTCAAGGAGTATGCAAAGAAGACCACCAAAGGCACTGCAGACCCAATGTATCAGCTTGCAATGACGCTCTTAGAGCGCAATAATGCAGGTGATTTAGACTACAAGTCAATATCAAAGTTATACGCACTGGAAGATAAGTTCGATAACGAATATGCAGAGATAATGGCATTGTTCAAAGAAAGTAACGTTGTTCAAAAAACAGCACTTAACTACTATTTCTTCCATTTGAATGATAAGGGTGTCTGGACAAAAATAGAACCATCATTCTGTAGGTTATAGGCTTTAAAGGTAAGAATAAATGAATGTGGGTATTACGTGGGTAATACCCATTTTTTATTGTTGCAAGTAGAATTGGGTATTTTTTGGGTAATACCCAGCTTGCATTATTGTAAATAAAGTTGTATGCCGTTTGGGGGCTTTATTTATGGGCTTTAAAGTAAGGATAAATAAAGGTGGGTATTCTCTGGGTAATACCCATTTTTCATTATTGCAGGTAGAATTGGGTATTTTTTGGGTAATACCCAATTTGCATTATTGGAAATAAAATTGTATGCCGTTTGGGGGCTTTATTTATGGGCTTTAAAGGTAAAATAAGTAAAGGTGGGTATTCTCTGGGTAATACCCAATTTTTCATTATTGCAGATAAAACTATATGTTATTGTTTGGTTTTATAATTCGATTTTGTATATTTGCACCTATGGCAAAAGGTCGAGATAAAGAGCTCATTGAACTTCGAGATAAGAAATTGTTTGAGCGATATTACTACTGGAGCGAAGTGCAACGCCTTCGATTCGACGACACCATCCGCAAACTAGCCTTTGATGAATTCTTTTTAAGCGAAGCAACAACGCTAAGAATTATCAAACGCATGCTTACGGAGGGTGTAACCATTGATGGAAAGACTATAAAAAATAGCCGTTATCAAGGCTTTAGACCTTCACGTCGAACGAAATCGAAGACTTCTGAACCTTCCTTTTTTGCTGAATAGCTTCTGAAATTCTACATGTGTATGTAGATTCATATAGCTTTATCCCATGATTTATCGTTGTATATCTACTTGATGTGCGTATAAGTGCGCCATCGTTATTTGGACGAAAGCCTTGCAGTGTATTATGCAAGGCTTTTCTTAAATCTTCACGTTGCATAATTCTATCAATTGTCTTTGAGTTTCTGTGTGTGTCATCATAGCAATCAATGATGAGTTTAACTACAACTGTGCACTCTCCTTCTTGTTTCAATTCTGATAAATTGTTCCACTGACAACTTGATGCATCAATGAGAACTGTAGGATATGTAAGTGGATACATATCTTTATTTTCATCGTCGATGGCGTCGAGTTGCCCATAATCTTCATCTACCAGAGATAACTGAGGCATGTTCTTATTTATTTCCTCAATGATATTAATAATTAGTTCTTCCATATGCCTTTTCTTTTAATTCGTTTAATTTCTTTTCTATCATTTCTCTTAACTTCTGGTTGAGTTCGTAACTCTCACCTATGAATCTTCGCTGTGGTATTCGTAGTGTCTTCCTTTTCGTAAGGGCTAAACTCATCCACATCTTTGCTTCTGGTGGCATAGTATCAAAACTCATCTTTGCTTTTTTGCCTTTCTCTTTGCCTTTCTTTTGTCCTGCTATTGAATAAGCCTTTGCCCAAAAGAACTTCTTCATTTTGGGTGTAACTGTTATCGTTGCACCATTATTATGGTAGTTTGCGTATGGTTGTGGGTTGCTGATTATAACAGTGCCAGGCAAAACTTGCGAAGAGATGCTTCGCATAAGCGTATCAGTTCCTGAAGTTAAAGGCTTATAACGACTTCCATATCTTTGGCGAACCGTTGTAGCCCAACTTTTATTGCCATTATTGGTGAAACCACCCTGTCTAAAGTTGTTTTTAAAGTGGTTTGTCGCAATAATGGCAGCCTTGCGAGGTAGCTCGTTTTGCGCTGCTTTTGCTATCTCTTCAGGGCATTTTGATATGATAAAAGCAATTTCTTTGGGCGATATTGACATTTTTATTGCATTTTATTTGGATTGGATTTAATTTAGTTGTATCTTTGCAGTGATTAATTTCAAGATTGATTTTTGAAGTTGGTCGCGCGTCGGGGGGCTTTTCGGAAGTACCCGACTTTTTTTATATCTCAAACTTTTTTATTTTCGCATTTCCTTTTATTACACAGTAAACATTTTTTAGTTGTCTGCTGAGTAGATTTCCATCATTATCACGTCTATATTTAAACATTGATATAGAACTTCTCATTTTTTCTTCATTATACAATGAGCTGTCGTGGAAATACATACAAAGAGAATCTGATTTCTCTGTTACATCTTCTCTGTTATTATAGCGATATAGTTGTTCGTTTTTGCTAACGAATATGTTTGAATACCATCCTCTACCTGTGACTGAACGTATATCCATAATCTTTCCGTCAAGTTCCATATCTAGTGCAGGTAAGAAATTACCTCTACTTTTCTTTGTTTCATTACAAAATAAAACTTTATGCCCGTTTCTAAATAATTGATTCATGCATTCCTTTTCTAGGTCAGATGATGTTAGACCTTCGAAGAAACGTTCAGCTCTTGCACCTTCATGAGTTATGTGTCCAATGTGTGTGGCTTTAATTCCTCCTGTCTTTTTGTCAAATTGTACATCTCGGTATTCAGGATTACTTTTCAACTGTTGATATTCATATTGTCTTTTTCTAAAAAAATCTGCATCTTTATATTGTAATTCTTTATTTATAAATTCACACTTATAGCAATCCTTTTCATGGTTGTTAAACCATGTCTTCACTTTATTTTTAAACCCTCTATTCTTATAAAAACTACATTGATTGCAATTTTTAGGAAAATAAGGATGGGTATCATTGAACATTTTGCCATCCTTTCCAGGATTGTTTTCTAATCCTCGCTGTGCTGGTTCAATTGGTAAATCATCTAGCACATCATCTGGCGATGCAGGATCATCTGTAGATTCAAGAGAGCATTTGCAGTTCCATCTATCGCCTGGATGATGTTTGTTCCAAAATGAGTGCTCGACAGGCAGAGTTAATTTCTTCTCCCAGTATCCACGATGCACGGCTTCTGCATCAGGCGAAGTAGTAGGCATCCATCGCAAGTTAGGCATTATGTCTTTGTTCTCGACAAATGAACGCCAATCTGCTGCGTTATGAGCTCGAAGAACCGCTGTGTTATATTCTGTTTTTAGCCATGATCCGACATGATGAGAAGATATAGAAGATATATCTTTCATCCACTTATCAAATGGCTTTAATTTGCCGTTGTCGTCTAGCAGTTTTGACGCCATGCTTTTACCCATTGCGTGTGTTTTAAAGGCTGCAAAGATTTCATTTGCATGCTTCACAGCGTCTAAAAAACCTCTATTGTGGTCAATTGAGAATTCGCCTTTGGATAAGCCTTTAGCCGTGGCTTCGTTCATTATCTTTGTAAGCTCCTGCCACATTGTAGGCTCTATAGAGTTCTCAACATCGAAACCTCCATATATGGCATTCACGAATTCGTCGAGCACGTCTAAGTCAAATTTAACTCCACTATCTATGTTATCAAAGTGTGTGTGACATGAACACTTTTTGCCGTAATATAGTTCATCAACTAGAAGTCTGTAGTGTTGGCTTTTGCCCCTTTTGTTGGGGCTATTCCAAAAAAACTATTTAAACGCTGTTTAAATGAAGTTTTATTATCGTTTGAATTCTCTTTTTCTTCCTCCTCTTTATCAGAATTAAGTGCTGCTTTTAATGCTTCTTTTTCTGCATTCTTTTGCTCTTTTAGTGCGTTGTAATCCTTTGGCTTTTCAATTCCGAAAGTATCATACAGGTAGTCATCGTCAATTGGCAAACCCATATTACTGCACTTTTGAACGATGTCGATTTGTTGTGCTACATCTATTTTGTCTTTTTTCGCATATACGAACTCTCCACCATCAGTGTTGAAACCAAGTGCGTTGAAGAGATCTTTCATTTGATAGTTGAGAATATCTAAAATAAACTCTCTATCATCTGCGTTCATCTCGTCTTCTTCTTCTTTGTGAACTGTGCCTAGTGCTTGAGTTCCTGAACTTCCAACATCTGTTGTAAGCGTATTTCCTAAAATGCGAATAGATATTTTTCCATCCCAGTACTCAGCAAAGGTTCTATAAAGTTCGCTTGAACCTGACTTATTACCTGCTTCAATTAGCGTTAAATCGCTATCTTTTGGATGAATATATACAGCGTTTGAACCTTGACGTCTTGCGTCTTGGATTAATCTTCTTCTTGCTTCTTCGTCTCCTGCGTCGTAGGTATATTCACGAATGGGCATACCAAATATATTGCAGAATCTAGCCCAGTCGCCCATGTTTCCTTTTTTGTAAAGCACTGCAGGTAGAATTTCTGCAAAGATGCCTAAGCCTCTTTCGCTACCTATAAAAAGCATGTTCTGGAAGTTCTCAATTGGCAAACCATCCATGTCTCCTTGGAAGCGAAGTAGTTTTCTTTTTATTGGGTCATAGTGCTTTCTATTGATGCTTTCAAAGTGGATGTTTTGGTCTTCACCTATATATAGTTGAAGTAATGTGAAGCCCCAGAACTCCGATAAGATAAGTTCTTTTCTTAACTCTTTGAACCATGGTGAGCGTAGCTGTTTGTTGATAACATCGTCTGGCTTTCCATTGCGCTGAAATTCGATGGGTATTTGCGTCACACCACGTAAGCGTTTTGCCATGACACCTGAAAGATGTAAGTCGAACGCTGCACTCTCGTACATATCATACAACCTTACACGATTTGAATAATCAATGCTTTTTGCAGCATTGACTGAATTCATGTAAGTTTCAAGATTAAAATGAAAGAGTTCAGGCATTTGAAGAACAACGTCTGGTTGTCTCAAGCCTGGTTGTGATATGTAACCACCTTGTATAATTTTATTCTTAGTTTTTTTCATAATGATTAATCAAATACTGGTCTAACATCTTCGCTTTTAATTTGCCAATTCGAATTGTCCGAAAGCGCATCAGAAGGTAGCAATGGTGCTCCCTCAACTGTAATATCTCCTTTCATAACTCCTTTAAGCCACGTTGTTGCACGCTCGTACCTGTCTTCTCTAATTTTAGACATCTTGTAGGGGTTGTGCTGGCAAAAAATATGGTAAATCGCAATATCTAGCGCAAACATCAAAATGAGAGGATGTCTCTCTGCGCCTACCTGTGAAAAGATAGCCTGGCAATCATATTTTTTATTAAGATAGCTTTTCATTTCAGAGATAGCTCTATCCTCACAAATCTCTATTATTTGTGGATCATAATCCGATGTGCCTTGTCTTAAAAGGCTATCGAGGATTTCACGATGAATCGAAGCATCGTAATCTTCAAGTGATATAAAGTTCTGCATAACTTAAAATGTATAAGGGTTGTTCTCATTCAATTCGTTGTAACCAATGGTATAAACTGGTTCGAGTTCGTTTGTTTTGGTATCTGTCATTGTCACACCACCCTCGACGGCATCGCAGCCGTCGGCTGGATAAGGCAGTGAAAGCTCGAAGAGTTTAAACTGATTGATAAGCTCTTGCATGTGTGGATTATCCTTTTCTTCTTCATTAAAGATGAGAGTACCAAGTCTATCTAAAGGCTCAAGATTAGCCTCTATACGTGTTGCTTTATCTGTCTTTTTTCGTGTGTCTTCACGAATAAATAACTGCGTTTTGCGCTTTGCACATTCTTCACGAAGTAGCGGCTTAAACACCTGTTGATAAAAAGGGTCTTGCAACTTATTATTTTCGATATACCAATAAACGTTCGTCTTCTTTGCTACATACTTGTCGAGCTCAAAATACCACCCAATAAAGTTGGCGTTTGTTTCATGTGCTAAAAAGCCTTTTATAACATAGTACACGCCTTTAAGTTTACCAACCAGCCACAACGCTTTTGTAGAACTTCCTTTCTTCTTTGAGTCTGAATAGGCAGGGTCGCCATATCCAATAAGAAATTGGAACTTTTTTAACGGTGGAACTTTGCCATATACAAGATTCTTGAAGATCTTTCCTTCTGATACAGGGTTGTTAAAATATTCTCCCTGTTGCGCTTTGGTGCTAATCTTTGATAGCGTTCTATCTATCTGCTCTTCTGTATTTTTTGCAGGCCATGTGCTTTTGCCGTTTTTGTCACGAATGTTCACGACATCCCAACTGTTTGCAAGTTTGCCAGCTCTGGTGATACAGCAGTCTTTAGCAATGATATTACCACACCAGATAACCAGTGTAGGTTCAGAGATAGAGCGTGTAGGGTAAAGTGCTTTTTCCATCCAATCCCACTTTTTATTCAGCGTTACAGGATTTCTGCAATCCTCGTCGGTATCATAGTCATCCATGTAGATGACGTCTGGTCGAATAGCCTCGTTACGCATACCACGAGGAGCTGAACCTGCACCAATAGCAATAAACTTAGCACCACAAGTACAAGTAAATTCTCTGTCCGTCCATTGACCTAGCACTGGTTGTTTGCCGTAAAACTGTTGTATTCTTGGATTGCTCTCAAAGTTAATTCTGTAGGGTGTCAATAAACGCACTGCTGCATCAATTGTAGCACTTGCAAGTGCTACGAACTTCTTGCGTTTGGTTAATGTAAGGTACATTAATACAAACATCACAACAGTTGACTTTGCTAGCTCTCTTGACCAGGAAAGCACCTCGTACCATTCATCATTCTCAATAAGTCGTTTTATTGCTTTGATATGGAAAGGTGCAAACTCATACTTCGCATAACTTGGAAAGAAGTATTTTATCCACTCTACAGGATCTTTCTCCAACCTCTCACGCATTTTATCAATGTCATAGCGAGATAGAGATTCGTCGATGTCTATATTTTTCGCAAGTCCTTTGTTGTACTTTTCCCAAATCGCAAGGGCTTGCTTATCAGTCCATTTTACCATATTTATTTTTTGTTGTTTGCCTGGTCTTTAATAAAAGCGTCAAACAAGTTGTTGAACTCTTTTGCTTTGTCAATGTCGATAGGTCTTAGCCACGATAAAAAACGCATCGCAACCGATACGCAG